CGAGCCGCTCATCAATAAGGAAGTTCCCATCGAAACCATGATCCTGGCGATTGAGCCGGAGGACACGAAGCCGCTTGATTTCGGGCGCTACAAGTACGACCTTGAGATCACGATGGCGGATGGACGGGTGGACACCTTCATCAACAATGCCATGTTGATCCTTGTGCCGGAGGTGGGATAAATGCCAATCAAACAGATTGACGGGAAGATTTCGGGGTCAATATCTTCTCCGCCGTCAATGAGCGGGAGCCTGTCCCGGAATGGAAATCTCAGCGGGAACATCTCCATGCCGGTCGGCGGGGAAAAAAACTATGAGAGACTTTCCCATAAGCCCCGCATCAACGGGGTTGAGCTGATTGGTGACAAGAGCATCGAGGCCCTGGGGGTTGAGACCCTAACTAACATGGAAATCAAATCTATCTTTGACAACGTATTTAAGGGAGGAATATAAAATGCCTACTAATCAGTATAACCGCATCGACGACAACGGGCTTCTGTATCTGCTCCAGCTCCTCAAGCCTGTGATCGAGGCCGCTGGCGACAAGAATGTGATTGAGGTCATCCAGAAAAACGGGGTCAACCTCACGGTGCAGGGAAAAACCGTCAACATCCCCGTCCCTACGGATGCCGACATCGAAACGCTCATCACCGCCCACGGCTACCAGACCGCCAACGATGTCAGCACCGCCATTGACGATGCCCTCGCAGACATCACGGGCATTGACTTTGAAATCGTCTCCACCCTCCCCGCAACTGGCGTGAAGGGCGTTATCTACCTTGTGGGAGATGCCTCCCCTTATGATGAATATATCTGGCTGGAACCTACGGGGAGCACGGCGCATTTCGAACAGATTGGCTCCACTGATGTTGACCTGTCCGGCTATGTTCAGGCCACGGAAATGCACGCCCTCACCAACGCGGAGATTGATACGATTTTCGGACAGGTCTGGTCGTAACGGCGGGGTGGTAGCATGGCTATCAACTACGAAACATTCAAAGACGGGGGCTTGAAGTATGCCCTCCTCAAATTGAAGGCGAAACTTGATGCGCTTCTCGCCGGGAAGGTGGACACCACACAACAGGCTACCGACTCCACGCTTGGCCTCGTCAAGCTAAACAGCAGTGAGAGCGTTGGGGTCAATGCAACCGGACAGCTAACAGTAGGCGGTAGGCTTGGGCAATTTCCAAATGGCGGGGTATTCTACCCAACTACCATTGAGCCGGCAAATGTTGGACCATCTACATTTATGATGACGGACGGGGCAAAGTACCTGAGCCTTGGTGCAAGAACATTTGGCATTATGGCGGGCATTAATTTAACTTGTAAAAGTGCGAGTGCTGGTGCTACTCAATATAGACTATCAAATAACCAAAGTAATAGATTTGCTTGTTATGCGTGTAGAGGCGGTAGGATAGCATTAGACCAAGCAGACGCAACAGCAAACGGAACCGCGCTGATGACCGACATCTCTTTTGCAAACGGAAATCCAATTAGTGCATATTTCGGTCCAACTGAAAGTAGCAACGATATTATCATCACAGTTGATAGAACTGTAAACCCAAGTGCTAAAGTAACTAAATTAAGAATGTATGGAACTTCTACCTCAACTGATGTAATCATAGTGGGTCAAGGAAACGGAGCAAGCGGTGGTAAAGTAATAAGTTTAGGACAGGCTTGCTTTGCAGGCGGAAACCAGTGTATCGCTTTCGGTAATTCGTCGCTGTCGTTAGCAAATAATAGTGTCGCATTAGGACATACACACATTGTTGACAAACAATTCTGTTTTGCGGCAGGGCAAGGACACGATTTTACAAATGCAAGCAATGGCTCTTGTGCGGTAGGTATTGCAAGTCTAATGGATAGCAACACAGCGTTTGCAGTAGGTAACGGTGTTTTCAACTCCACCGGAAACATCACAAGGAGCAACGCTTTTGAGGTCACGAAGGACGGCGGCATAGTCCTCAAAAGCCCGAACGGTACGAGGTACAAGATCACGGTTGATGATACCGGGGCAATCACAACATCACCCGCATAAGGGAGGTCAAGGCTATGAGTGAACCTGTTATAGTTGCCCTAATCACCGGGGCCATGTCCATTTTGGGGACGGTGATTACCGTTGTCTCGACTTCCAACAAAACAACGCAGGAGATGCGGATCAATCAAGCTGTCACGGACACAAAGATCGAAGAGTTGACACGGGAGGTTCGGAAGCATAACAATTTTGCCGAGCGGATGCCCGTGGTTGAGGAACAAATCAAAGTGATAAACCACCGCCTTCAAGACTTGGAGGACGATGGGAAATGACAAAGCCGGGGGCGTTTTGCTCCCGGCGTTTTTTTTATCTTTTTTTCTAAAATGACACATTTTGTGTTGACATACGTCACAAAACGTGGTACTATACTGTCAGAGGGTCACAGAACATGACGATTTGAAAGGAGAACAGAACAATGAAGCTGATGGGATATGGATACACCACCGAAGAGGTGAAGCGCTATGAAATGAACATCGAGTCGGTGATCATGACGATTGCGCGGAAATTGATCGCAATCAAGAAAACTGACATTGAGATCAGAATTGTCGATTGCTTCAGCGGCGACGTTGATCGCTGGGCGGGTGTGAATGGGATGCTTACACACGAGTGGCCGTCCGGGTGGAAAGTATCGCTCTATGACACGAAGCTCATGCACGACAACAAGGAAGACAAGGATTACCTTGTTGTGATCATTTCAGACAACATTGAGATGATGGATGACGAGTTGACGGAAGTGTCTGAATGATCAAGCGTTGGACAAAGCACACGGGCGGGGCACCCGCCCAATGGCCCGAAAATAATGTAAACATAAACCTAGTTATGGTGAAGGGAGGTGAATAGATGGATATACCAGTTCAGACCCGCTTGCGGCTTGCCCGTGGAGATCGGAGCCGGGAGGAGGTTGCGCTTGCGTGCGACATTTCCGTTTCGGCGCTGTCGATGTACGAAAACGGTCAGCGCGTGCCGAGAGACGAGATCAAAGTAAAACTTGCTCGGTGCTACGGAAAGACGGTCGAGGAGCTTTTTTATTGACCAAAAATGCCACGTTTAGTGGCGAATCGTTTGCTCTGAATAAAGAGTAATCCCCAGGCAGTCCAATAAACAGGACAGGAGACATAATGCTATCCGTTCCGCCCTCCCCGTCAACGTGATACTTGCCCGGATGGGCGCCGCGCACAGCGGACAAAGACATAGCTCCATTGACATCTCCTCCTTTCTTGGCTTTACGGCGGGGCGGGGAGCGCGGAGCGGATAGGCAACAAAGGAAGGAGGGCAGATATGCCGAAGGTTGGACGAATGACCGAGGAGGAGCGCAGGGCGGCGGCGTTCAAGAGGGAGATCATGTTGCTGTGCCGCCGAAGCAAATACAACGGTTTGAAGGGCGTTGTGGAGGCGATGGGCGAAAACTACGGGACCGTATACACGATGCTCAACAAGGGACGGATTCGGGCCGAGACCGTGGGCCAGATATTCAAGATCACGGACGCAAGCAACGAAACCATTCTGAAATTGATGAGGATGTAAACATGACTGGATTGATTTTTTTGATGATCCTGGCCGGGGCGCTTCTGATCGAAAGCCCCGTGGGGCTGGCTCTGATCGCCGGGGCGGTGATTTGCTATGCGGCATCCTGTGCCTGTTAAGCGGAGGCGGCGCATGGCGGTTGGTTGGTTGATAGCGGCGATTTGGCTGTTTGTGCTGGCGCTTGTGTTGGCCTGTTGCCGGGTGTCCGGCGAAAGCCACGACCAATGGGAGCAGGACTACACACCGCCACCGCCCACGGCAAAGCCATTGAGCGAAGAAACCACCATCCACCAGCAGGAAGTCGGCCCCGCCTACCTTTATGACGATGTGGTGGAGCTGGCGAAGATCATGCAGGCGGAGGCCGGGGTTGACTGGCCTGATTGGGCGGTCATGTGCATTGGCGAAGTCGTGTTGAACCGGGTGAGTAGTTCGGAATTTCCGAACAGCATCCACGACGTTCTCCACCAGGTGGACCCGGTGCAATATGCCCCTGTTCACGAAAGCTCATGGAACGATCTGGAGCCGGACGAAGATTACATAGCCCTTGCGAGGCGCCTCCTGGACGGTGAGCGGGTGCTGCACAATCCCGATGTGATTTGGCAAGCGCTGTTTCCCCAGGGTGAAAGGACGGTGATGACCTACCACGACAAGATATTGGATACCACCACTTATTTCTGCGAATAAGAAAAGCGGCCCCGGATGCCGTAATCATCCAAAGGCCGCAAGGAAATGTAGCTATCGTGATTATAGCACGGACATGGAGGATATGCAAATGGAAAGAGTACCAGAGCGGCGCCTTGAGCCGCCACCTGAGCCGGACCCCATCGAGCCGCATTGCCCCATCTGCGGGGCGGCGTGTGACACCTTCCACATCGACAAGGACCGTGACATTGTGGGCTGTGACGTGTGTCTTTCAGCGGTGGACGCTTGGGAGTGGGTGAACGTATGACAAAGAAGTGTCCACAGGTGGAATACACTGAGCGCTTGCGGCGCTATGAGGAGGAGAAACGGTTGCTCCAGGCGATGTGCCTTGACCCGTTTGAGTATGAGAGACTACTGCGGAAGGCCGCAGAGAAATGGAGGATATGACAGCATGGCAATCTTGACACTTGTCTACGGGCAGAGCGGGACGGGCAAAAGCACGAGCCTCCGCAATCTGCCCCATGACAAGACGGCGGTTATCAATGTGAGCGGTAAGCCGCTCCCGTTCCGCAATCCCATGAAGACGGCGAAGACGGATGACTATGCGAAGATCACCGCATTCATCCACGGAGAGGATGCCCCGCCCATCATCGTGATAGACGATTTCACCTATCTCATGACGGATGAGTTTATGCGAACTGCGAAGGTCCAGGGCTACCAGAAATTCACCGATCTGGCGCTCAACGTCTTCAACCTCATGAAGGAGTGCATCGCGCTCCCGGAGGACAAGACGGTCTATCTGCTGGGGCATTCGGAGCTGGATGCCAACGGCAACGAAAAGTTTAAGACCATCGGGAAGCTGTTGGACGAAAAGGTCACGCTTGAGGGGCTTTGTACCAACGTCCTCAAGACCGTGGTGAAGGATGGCAAGTATTACTTCTCCACCCACAACAGCGGCATGGACACGGTGAAGACGCCCATGGCCATGTTCGAGGAGGACTACATCGACAACGACCTTTACGAGGTCGATAAAATCATCCGGGCATATTGGATGATGCCCGAAGTATAAGAGGAGGATTACAGTTTATGAAACCCATCGACCTTTCCAACGTTCAGGAAGCCGGGAGCGGCGTGAGGCTCCCCGCCGGCGGCTACATCTGCCGCATCGGATATGCGGAGGACAAGCCCGACAAGAACTACATCATTGTCCAGTACGACATCGCCGAGGGAGAGTATGCCGGTTACTACGCCGACCGCCAGAAGGCAAACCCCACCTGGGCGTGGGGCGGGACGCTCTACAAGTCATATAAGCAGGCGGCGCTCCCCATGTTCAAGCGCTTCTGCTCCTGCGTGACCAAATCCAATCCCGGCTATCTGTTTGACGGCAACACCAACGCCGATGAGAAGACACTGGCCGGGAAGTTGATCGGGCTGGTGCTGGGTGAAGAGGAGTACACCGGGAACGATGGCACCATCCGCACACGCCTCTACTGCGTCACCGAAAAGAGCGTGGAAGACATCCGGGCCGGGAAATTCAAGGTCCCCGATAAAAAGACCCTGGCGACCACTTCCAGCGGATTCACCGACCTGGGCGGCGGCAACGATTCTGACCTTCCGTTCTCGTAATCCTCATGACTATCATTGAGGACACCCGACAAAAGCCGGGAGAACACACCATCAAAGCGGATGGATTCAATGAGCGCGGCATCCGCGTCATCCGATGCAAGCTGCCGTTTGGGGACTATGCCAACGTCCCCACGGTGGCGGTGGACACAAAGCGCGACATGGACGAGATCGCTGGGAACATCGGCACAGACCACCGCAGATTTGCCGCTGAGTGCAAAGCGGCGCAGGAGGCCGGGTGCAAGCTGTACTTCCTGATTGAAAACCGCTACGGCATCTGCACGGTCGATGATGTCCATCTGTGGGTCAATCCGCGTGTGATCTACTCCCCAAAGGCCATCACCGGGGATCGCCTGGAGCGCGCAATGAAGACCATGCAGGAGCGCTATGGATGCACGTTCCTGTTCTGTGAGCCGGAACAGGCCGCAGGGATTATCCAAACACTATTAGAGAGGGGATGATTATGCTTGACCGAAATCCACGAATGGGCGCTAAAGTACGCCGAGGCCGGGCTTGCCGTCATCCCCGTGAACCCAAAGACAAAAAGCCCATACACAAACCACGGGAGCCACGATGCGAGCCGCGATCATCGGCAGATTGATCTCTGGTGGCAGACCTTCCCGGATGCCAATGTTGGGATCGTCACCGGACAGATCAACGCCGGGCTGGTGGTCATTGACCTTGATGTGGATAGCAACAAGGGCATAGACGGCATAGCGGAGTTGCGCGAGTGGGAGAAGTCTCACGGGAAACTGCCGGACACCTGGAGGGCTATCACCGGGCGGGGCGGCGCTCACCTGTATTACCTTGCCCCCGGTGACGATATCCGAAACCACGTCAAATTCCTAGACTGTATTGACGTGCGCGGCGAGGGCGGCTATGTGGTGGCTCCGCCGTCTGTCCACCCGAACGGAAACCGCTATTATTGGGAGGACGACCCGGAAGATTTTGACCTTGCCACAGCGGACGAAAACGTCCGGCGGCTCCTGAAAGCCTGCGAGAAGAGCGGCGCAACCTCCACGGCGCGGGGAGACGGATTTGTCATTCCGGCCACGACCACCGAAGGCGCACGGGACGATGTTTTGTTCCGGCTCATTTCCTCCATGCAAGAGCGCGGCTATTCGGACGAGCTTATCGAGGCGGGGGCGCTGGCCCACAACCGGGCCAACTTCAAGCCGCCGCTGGAAGACGACTATGTGATCCAAAAGGTCAAGCATGTCCTGGGTAAGTACAAGAAGGGCAAGCCCATCCTCTACGATGAGGACGGCGAACCGGTGGACGGCTGGCATGAGCCATTTATCAAGATCGCGGACAACGGCAAGCCCATGCAGACCATCTCCAATATGACCGAGG